TATGCGTGGACGCATCCACGGATCGCGTGGGCATCGGCACGGCAACGCCAACAGCGAAGCTGCAAGTCAATGGATCGTTTGCTATCACCGCTCCGGTCACAATTACAGCGTCTAGCTATACGGTTTCCAGCACGGATTATGCTGTCATCATTGCCCATGCTAGTGGCACTCATACGATAACACTTCCTGCCGCTGCGACAAGCACAGGGCGACAATTGCTGATTAAAAAGACGGTTAATCTTCTCGTTCAATCAGCGTCTTCTAATGTTGTTCCTCAAGCAGGTGGAGCCGCAGCATCAACGCTATTGCCAGGAACAACTGGCACGGCTGGCATTTGGGTTCTCTTGATTTGCGACGGCACCAATTGGATCATAATGGCAAGCTAGATGACCATTTCCACGAGCAATTATACCGTCTCCACGAATGAGCCGCTAAACCATGCCCGCATCTTGTGGGACATGATGACCGGCACTGTCTCTGGAGGTGGAACCAATCCGGCTTATGCTGCCAATGACTACACATCGCAGCGATGGGAACTTTCGCCAGGCTCGAATAACTGGACGCTTGTGGCAGCGGCAGACGTATCTATCGATTGCGTCTTTATTGCAGCGCACAACCTATCTGGCAAGGTGGTGACAATCTCCACGGCAGCAACAGTCGGCGGTGGCCACACCACTCGTGCGACAATCTCGCCAATAGATAACTCTACCATCGCGGTGTTCTTCAATAACGCTGGGGCGCTCTATACCGTCCGCGAAGTGCGGGTGAACGTGAACGATGGCACGGACATCGCCATCGGCATCATCCGTGCGGGCGCTGCATTGCAAATGCCTATCCCGATCTACGGAGGCCATAGGCCGCTCAACCTCAACCGCGTCACGGAAGCACAGCAACAGTTCTCCGAGACAGGCCAATGGCTCGGACGCATCATCAAGAGGCGTGCCGTCACCACATCTTACGATTGGGAATATTTGACAACGGCTTGGTACGATACATACTTCGAGCCATTCGCAAAGACGCTGCCATTGCAGCCGTTCTGCATCGCTGGCAATCCGTCCAAGATAACAACCGATGTTGGCTTCGTCTGGACCGACCGAGACGTTGAACCAGTGAATATGGGCATCAAGGCTTATCGCTCTGTCAGCCTCGGCGTCACGGGATATTACTGATGACCTTTGCAGCGCGCCCCGTCGAGATTGTCGAGATCATTCAGCCGCTCTGCTCCCGCACGTTCGGCGTCTCGCCTTGCAATGCAACGGGCGATGCCTGTTGGAATACGGATCGCACCTGCAAGTTCCTATCGGCTCTTGATCTGAGCAAGTCATTGACATTGCGATTCGTCAATGATGACGTTTATGAGTGGCAAGATAACAACACCAATCTGCTGACCGAGAATGGCAACACGCTCGTCACCGAAGCGGGCGATCCGTTCCTGATTGATTACATCTACCAGCCCGCACTCGCCATCCCGGCAATGCAGAACTATCAGACGGCTCCGACCGTCCTCAACGTGGCCTCTGGATCGCGTAATAAAAGCCCGCTGGGCTATCGCGCCGTTAGCAATGTCCGTATTAAGGACTTCCCTTGGAATGACGTAGGCACCGATCCTTACGTCTCCACGAGGGCTTATGATCCAGACCAGATCGGCAGCTTCTGGAGCAAGTGGCTTGCCCGCAATCCGTATCACATCGGATACACGCTGAACATCTACGAAGGGCTGATAGGCGAACCGCTTTCGGTCATGACGCAGCGTGAATATGTGATCGAGAAGATCGACGCAGGTCGCAATGGCGTTTCGATCACTGCCAAGGATATCCTGCGAAAGATCACCGATACCAACCTGACGGCACCGTATCTAAGCCGTGGCGAACTGGCCTCTAACATCACGAACGTGGCAACGGCCATGACCGTGGCTGGCGCAACCTTGAGCGATTATCCTGCAACTGGATATGTCAGGATCAACAGCGAGGTAATCCAATATGCCCAGCGTTATGAAACGACTGGCGGCAACATCTATTTCGACGGACTGACACGAGGCCTGGCCGGAACGACTGCGGCGGCTCAAAGTCAGAACGACCGCGTGCAGCGTGTGATCTACTACAACGCCACGCCATTCCATGAAATCCTCTATGACCTTCTTGTCAATTGGGGCGGCATCCCTGCGAAGTACATCAACTTCGCGGATTGGGCGACGGCAAAGACCACATATCGACCAGATTACAATTTCACGGCGTGGATCACCGATCCAGACAAGATAGAAGAACTTCTAGCCGAGGTGTGCCTCCAGGCCGTTTCTAATCTGTGGTGGGACGAGCGAGTCCAGAAGATTCTCATGGAGCCGGTCAGGCCGCAGCCGTCACCTACGATTTTGACTGACGACGATGCGATTGTTGCTGGCAGCTTCTCAATCGAGGAGAAGCCGGAAGAGCGCGCATCTCAAACGCATGTCTACTATTTGCAGCGCACGCCGATCCCGAGCGTGACCGAGAAGAGCAACTATTCCCGCGTCTCGGTCTACATCGATGTTCTCAAGCAAGTGCAGTATGGCGGCGAGCCGCAGATCAGGGAATTGTTCTGCCGGTTCATTAGCACACAGGCAATCGCCAACTCCCTAGCCCAGACCTATCTTGACCGCTTCTCCGATGTTCGCAAGGAAATCACCTTCGACCTATCGGCCAAGGATGCCGCGAACATCTGGACCGGATCGGTTGTGCAGATAAGGCATTATCTGGATGTCGACTTCACAGGTGCGCCGCGCGATGGCGAGTGGCTTATCACCTCGGCAGAAGTAGCCCGCAACGGTCTGACGTACCGCTTTACGGCGGAAGACAACGAGAAGGGTGGCGTGATTTGGTCTTGGTTGGATGACAGTGGCGACGATGCCAATGGCGTTGCCCAGCCGTGGCGGTGGCTCGACAATAGTGGTAATGATGGAAGCGGTACTCCTCAACCGTATAGGTGGCTTTGATGACAACATGGACGAGCATTTCAAACGCAGCAGTTGCCGTCGGCGGCATTCCGTCAAGCACGACCGTGACGGCATTGCGCGACAATCCTTCGGCTATTGCAGAAGCATCTTCTGGTGCGCCTGTGATGGTTTCTGGGTGGCATCCGCATGACAAGGTGTCCATTGGTGACGGCAAGACTGGGTTGATATATGATCACGCAGTGACGGGTACGGTGAGTTCCTTCGTCACGCCAGACTTTGTGGATGGTTACGAATACCGCGTCATTGCGCATTTGATGCAAAGCGATGCCGCTGCAAGTGTGCGACTAAATCTTGAAGCATTCTTTGAAACAGACGCCGCCTATCGCAGACTTGCTTATACCGGTGATGAGTTTAGTGGCACCACCGAGTTTGGATATGATGTTGAAATCCCGATGCCGCGCATTGCCACAAAAACGCATCTGGTACAAGGAGAGGGCTATGCTAATAACAATGTGGGGCTTGGAATTGATGGCGCATCTTACGATTCGACATTGCAAAAAGTGTTGCGCGCCCGCGTAAGATTTACGGCTGGCAATATTATAGCCGGAAAAATCTGGTTCTTCCGCCGCCGCGAATATGCTTCACTGCCATAAAGGAATAAAGTAATGGCAACGCCAATCACCAAAACGATCACATTCAAGCGCGGCGATACTCTTTCGTTGTCATGCCAACGTCTCACCGCAGTTCCGGCATCGTTTAGCCTTATTGGTTACACGGTTGCGGCAATGGTGCGGAATGGCGGCTTTTCGCAATCCTTGACGGTGACGATTAGCGCACCAGCAACTGGCAGCTTCACGCTCTCGCAGACGGCAGCGAACACCGCATTGTGGCCGGTGTCTGACGAAGACAACGACAGCATCATGTATTGCGATATTCAGTTCACAAGTGGAGGCGTTGAAAGCACAGAAACATTCAAGATCGATGTGCGCGAGGACATCACGACATGACTGTTTCGCTAATCGTCAACAATCCGGCTCAGACCATCAGTCTGGACATGAATCAAGAGCAACCTACGCAATCGCTTTCGCTTATCGTTGGAAGCGGAACGGTCAGCATTGCACGGCAACCACTGCCTCCGACAGAGATGCTTTTGTTCGGAGAAAGTGGCTTGGCAATTGACTTCATGCTAAATCAATACGCAGTCAAGATATGAGTGGTGCGATATGATTGACGATCAAACCTTCAAAGTGCTCGGGGCCATCATGCAATGGATCATCGCGCCAGTGGCCGCGTTTGTCTGGGTGATCTACCGCCAGCAACAGGCGCACGAGACTGCCATTGCCGTTCTGCAAGCGCAGACTGAAACATCGCGTACAGCGCACGACCGAGAGATCAAGGAGATCCGCGAGACGAGCCGCGCCATCATGGCAAAGCTTGACAGCATCGAGGAGGCACTACGCAAATGAAACTGCCATCATCGTCTCTTGCGAAATTGTGGGGCGTGCATCTTGATATGGTGCGTGTGGTCAACCGATGCGCTGCCGATTGGAAAGATGCTGATACGGGTTTTATTGTTACCTGCGGATTGCGCACGCTGGAGGAGCAGAAGATTCTCAAGGCCAAGGGCGCATCAAAAACGCTTCGTTCTCGGCATCTTACCGGCCATGCTGTTGATCTGGCTTGCACAATCAAGGGCCAGGTGCGCTGGGACTGGCCTTTATACGATAGTCTTGCTAAGCGAATGAAGGCGGCGGCAAAGGCTGAGAATGTTCTGCTAGAGTGGGGCGGTGATTGGGTTTCGTTTAGGGACGGTCCACATTTTCAACTGCCGTGGAAGCAATATCCCGGCACAACAAAAGGAAGCAAGTGATGACAAAAGAAATGGTCTGGGGCGTTGTTCGCGCCGTTCTCGCAGCTGGTGGCGGTTATGTTGTCGGCACCGGGGCTATTGATGCTACATCCATGAACGAGATCATCGGCGCGCTTGGCGTCATCTTCGCCGCTGGCTGGTCTGTCTGGGCCAAGAAGTGAACTGGATCGAGATTGCCGCCATCGTCGTGCTGTTGATCGGCATTGGCGCTGGCGGCTTTCTCGTTGCTCAAAGGCCATCTTTCTGGTTCGGCCTTGGCGTTGTTATGTTCAAGGCAGCATTGCCTTTTCTTGCCAAACGGATGCCTCCCGAACAGGAGCAGGCGTGGCGGGATTGCATCCGCCGTGGCGGCGAGTGGGATCATCATCGGAAGCGGTGCAAGAGGTAAGCCACCGCTCGATCAGCGTGGCGTAGCCAGCAATGTCCCGCCAGTGATCGGACTCGTGCGGATTGCCTGACAGGATGCGGCTAATCTTGCTGGCGATCATCTCCAGCGTCTCGCGCTGCATATCGTCTAGTATTCTCCATTTCTTGCCGCGCCGCATGGCGTCCTTCAGTTCCTGTGCCATCATAGACACTTGATAATAATCGCCGTGGGTCTTCTCGCGTTCGTCTAGGATGTCAGTCATCTCTCACCACCTTTACCGTCAGTTTCATTCCAAGGACGTTATAGCAGGCTTCCAATTCCGCAACGCGCGGGCAGTGCCGCGTTCGCCAGCCCTTGAACGTGTTCCGTGCAATGCCCGTCCGCTCGGCCATATCGGTGACGCCGATCTGCTGATGGTTCATTTCTGCGTACAGCCGCCGCACCAGCGGGTGCGCGCGCTGCGGTATAGGCATGTGGCGAAAACGCCTCATGGCTTCTCCTTCAACTCTCTGATGGCGGCGGCGCGGTTAACCAGCAGCAACCGATGCTCGGTACAGAGTTCCTGATAATATTCCGTGACTACCTTCGCCGCCTCCTCCAGCGCCGCCCGCAGTTTCTCGTTTGCCGCTTCGGACTTGCGGATCAGCGACTCCTGAACGACGGTCAGGGAGCGAAGCCTCTCCACCTCTGCGGTGAGGCGGGTGATCTCATCCAGAGCTTCCTGAGTGCCATCAAGGCCAAGACTGATGTCAAGCTCAATGACCTTGCGAAGTACGTTTGAAATATCACTCATGCTTGTCTCCTGTGAGTGCGGCTCGTGCCAACTGCGCCACCCGATTGTTGGTGCCGCTGATGGCGTGGATTTCACCTAGCGCCGCCCGCAGCTTTTCGTTCTCTCGCATGTAGTCGTTAGCCGCCTTCATGTAGCCATCAAGGTCGGCGGCCAGCCTCTCGTTCTCTGCGGTGAGGCGGGTGATCTCCGCCAGCATTTCCTCCGCGCTTTCACGGCTCAACTCGACTGATGTTGCATCAACATCCCGTTCGAGCACGCTGCGAAGGCGAATCCATA